CAAAACGATATTTCGCTTGATGTAATTTTGTCATAATCTGTGTCAAAGACTTTGCTTTGAACAGGTGTGCTTCATCACCAATGACTACATTAAATCTTTCGAAATAACTTTTCTCTAACTTATAGATAGATTGCCAAGTAGTAATGACTACAGGTGCCTTTGCCTCTCGTTCACGACCAGCATAAATCTTGTGACAGTATGATTCAGCGTCCCATCCATAATCCTCAAAGTCCTTATACATCTGCTCTACCAGAGATGTCGTTGGAACAACTAGGAGGATATTTTGTCTGCGCTCTGTATAGTACCTCACGATTGAGTAAATCATCAAAGATTTGCCAGAGGCTGTTGGGCTTATCACTAACCTTCTATTGTGTCTTAGAGCACCGTATACTCCCTCTATTTGATAGTCTCTTGGAGGATGAGTAGCAATAGACTTCATGTAGTCTTTCACTCCCTCCTTAGAGATCAATTCATTCTCTTCATAAGGAGTTCCGTAGAACTTACTGTCAATAAACTCGTATTCATATCCATGTCTCTTACAGAAAGAGATTAACTTATCTAAAAGACCAACATACAGTTCTCTGGTGTGAGTAGAAAACAATCTAATCTTTCCATCCCAATATCTTTTACGATACTGGTTCATGTATTTTGCTCCTTCAATATCAAAGGAGAAGTGATCTGCTAGTTCCTGATAGACATGAGGTTCTGATTCAATCTTCAGATAAACCTCATTCTTCTTGGATATGACAAGTTTGCTCATTATTACCCCGCACGGAAGTTGTGCCAGTCGATGATGTTCTTAATCAAATATCCTCTGGTGCTTACCTGTTTGATAATATCCTCCAGGTATGTCAGCATGACATCGTAATATTTGATTTTTAAGGTAGCAGTTTGTACTTTCTCGTCTGCTGCCATATACCGTTGAACAGCATCCTTCTCTCTTACTTTGTAAGGAAAGGGATCGTTTACATAAACTTCTGGATTTGCTTTTCCAGTGTAATAAAGGTGACGCTCTAACTTAATTTTATTTTCTGTTGCTACTGCTCTCTCCCGCAACAGTTTTATGTTATTATAGAGGTCGAAATACTTTGCATGCAAAGAAGGGATCTTTGCGGATTCTTCGTGTAAATTGTCTTGATCAATCTGTGAGTCTTTCTCCCACATACTTTGTATAGTTTCAAGATTCATAAATTAAGATTCCACTTCAATGGTATAGAACAGATACTTGAAAGTTACTGTTGCTGTAAAGTATGTATAATCGCTTTCTGTGGCAGTAAATTCAAGCGAACTTAAAGAAATAGGATATAAATCTCTGAACTTTACCCGAGCACTTACATTAAAATTGCTATTCAAAATAGCAAGAGTACCATCACTGAACTGCTCCTTAACATCTTTTTCTCCCTGAGCATTTCTAATCAACTCCTGAAATTCAGAAACACTTTCTGGGTATCCAAGTCCATAGATCCAGTTGTGAATCTCTAAGTAGTTCTCCAGGTTTTCATCTACAATAAACTGGAGAGTCAGATCTTCAAATTGGATGTTGTCTCCAGGGAGATCAATTGCTTTGAGATAGTTTCCTACCTTGACATTTCCTAACTGGATACCAGGAATCTTGGCACTGTTAGAAAAGAAGTCAACCTTCGGTGTCTTTACGATATTAAATTTGAAACCAACAGGCGACAAGTAATTCTTGTTCGCAATCTGCTTTCCAAGAAAAGACATTTTTATTTTTATTTAGACAAAAAAAGAGGGTCCTTTCGGACCCTCGGAGACTTCCTTCACACGGATGTCTATTATAACATCACATGAGGTTCTTAACAACTGTACGCTGGTAGTAGCGGTTGCTGTTGGAGGTGATACGACCCAGACCCTGAGATCCGACATTGCCTTCAGCGAAGGGGTTGGAGACAAGACCGTAGCGGGTCTTGAAGCCAATCTTGGGCTGGAAGCTGTTCTCACCGACGGCACGAACCATCTGGAGGGGAACATAGGGGCAGTAGAAGAGACCAGCGTCATAGGGGCTGGAACCCTTGTAACCGACAACATAGTACTGGTTAGCAGCACTGTTGGCAGAGAAGGGATCGATATAGACTCTGTACTTGCCGTTGATGGTTCCAGCGAAGGTGTTACCAGTGTCGTCAACTTGCAGGTTGGCGTTCAGAGCGGGGGTGTAATCGAGTACACCAGCCATGGTCAGAGCGGAGGCGACATCAGCAGAGGTCATGATGATGTTGCCCTTCCCTCTACGAGTTCTCTGGGCGATTCTGTTAGCATCTCTCTCGATGTTGAACAGCAGACCCTTGAACTTCTCAACGCTCCAGCGACCGTTGGAGTCAACATCCAGGTCGAAGAAACCAGCATTGGCAACATTGACCTGAGAACCAGCTTCAGCGGTCTTGTAGATGGTTCTGATGACTTCGCGGTTGATCTCAGCCAGGATCTCGCTGGACAGGATGTTAGCGAGTTCGGCTTCAGCGTTCAGACCGTGGATAGCACGGAGGTCCTGAGCCAGCTCCATGCTGTACTCAGCTTTCAGAGCACGGGACTTAGCGGTAACGGTGACCTTCTCGATCGAGAATGCCATCTCGTTGAAGTTGGTGCCGTTGCCGTCACCCAGAGCTTCAGAGTCGCCAGTCGCCATACCTTGACCAACGCTGTACTGAGCTTGAACAGCATCAGAAGCGGCGCCTTCCAGGATAGCGGGGTTGGTGCCACGCTGAGTAGCGGTAGAACCGAAACCAACAGTACCGTTGTCATCAACAGCAGCGGTGTAGTCGCCTTGGGTGGAGGTGCCACCAGCGACATTGGCGGAGAATGCAGAATCGGGCTCGTCGAAGAATGCCTCGGTGCCAGACTGGTTGGTGTAGCGGGAGCGCATTGCGAAGATCAGTCCAGTAGGACCGTTCATCGGTTGAACGCCAGCCAGTTCATAAGCAACCAGATTCGGCATAGAGCGACGAATCAGGGAGATCAGAACGGGGTCGAAACCAGCGGTAGGACCACCAGCAGCAGAACCAGAACCGAAAGCACCAGAGGCACCAGCAGCGTTACCAGAGTTGGTGGGGGCTTCGGTCAGCATCGAAGTGCCGTTTTCGAAGGCAGCTTGCTCACGCAGGAAACGCTCTTGGTTTTCCAGGAGAACAGCGGTAGTAGCACGACGGTGAGAATCCTTAATCGGATCTACACCTTCGGCATCGAGAAGGGGAGACCACTTCTCAATTAATTGTTGTGCGTTGTACATTGTTTTGGGGAAATTGTGTTAAATTTGGGACTTGTTTACTTCATTCCAAGGGCTTTCAAGTACTGAGTCATCGAAGCAGATGCTTCAACACCAGTTTCCGAGGTTACGCCCTCAGACAGTGTTTCCACTTTATTAGAAGACTGCTTTTGCTCGCTGGGGAAATAAGATTCTCTCAGCGTAACCAGCTTCTCACGATAAGATTCTTCACCCTCAAACTCAACACCTTCAGACAAAGCGTACAGTTTCTCTCTTTGTGTTACAGCAAGTCCTTCGGTTACTTCACGGAAAATTCCATCAGCTGTAGTTTCACCGAGTCTCTTGTTGAGAGAGATGTTAGCTTCGATCTGTTCGTTAAGTCTGGTTTCCATTTCATCAAGTTTGGAGACCATGCTCTCCAGGACATCATATTTCTCGTCAGGGATGTGTACATAATGATCTTCAAAAAGACCCTTCATTCCTTGCAGGAACGATTCGGTCATTTCGGTCTTCAGACCGTGCTCAACTTCGATCTTGTTCTCGGAGACCCACTCTTCGGAAACATACTCAAGGTATGCATCGACGCGCTCTACGAGTTCTGCCTTAACAGACTCAAGATGCTCGGTCAGTTGAGATTCGTATTGTGCTGCCATTGCATCTTGAACTTGAGTTACCTTAGCGGTAACAACTGCTTCAAAGATGGTCTTGGCTTTTTCTTGGAATTCTTCGGAGAGTTCTTCGCCACCAAACAGAGCGGCAAGATCTTCTTCGATGTCAACAGCGGGAGTCTCTTCGACTTCTTGCTCAGCAACGACTTCCTGGGTCTCTTCGACTTCAGGCTCGTCACCTTGCTTCAGAACTTCAGTGCCAATCGACTGCATAGCGTCGGCTTTACCAGCGCCACGGTTGACAACATCTCTAACGGTTTTGACTTTGGGTTCTGCGAGCTTAGCGGACTCATCATCGGGCTTGTAGTTCTCGGGGGTAGGACCACCGAGATCTTGTACAGCCGCAAGACCAGTTCCAGGATCAGCCAGCTTGGGCATGGCATCACCAGCACTCGCACCCCTTGTTACAGGATTTTCCATTTCTTGTAATTCCTTAGCGGACATTAGTGAACTCTCCGATTAAATCGTTGATATAATCTATATTTATTTATAAATTAGAGGCTTGAAAGGAACTTATTGAACAGTGCCAACTTGTTTTCTTCAAGTGCTCTTTGATCTACAAGGGTATTAATTTGCTTGTAAGTCTTTTCTACGAGTCTTTCTCTGACGATTCCGCCTTCCATAACCCAATCTTTTCCTTCCATAATTCCTTCAACGAATGCATCAGGAGCGGAGGGATCTGCTACAATGTCAGCAGCAGTAGCGAGCATAAAGTCGTCAGAGACAATCTTTACACCCTCGTTATTTACACTTAAAGTACCAAGACCACGAGAAGAAACACCGAGTTTTACTCCATCTTCAACTAGAGCGGAAGCAATTTTACCCATCGGTGTAGACAGAATTTTTGCCTTACCAATGAAGTTGCTACCACTTTCTCTAAGAGAAATGATCTTGTGAGAAACTCTATCAAGATTGAGGGTAGGTCCATCGGGATGTCCGAGTTCACCGAGAGCTCTGCCTTTGTTGACAAAGTTTTCGTTGTAACGACCAACTTCTCTACGAAGAGTTTCCATTGGATACATCCGACCATTGCGGTTCTTGATGTCTCCCTGCAGGAATACCCCTTCGATAAACATCGACTTTTTACCGTTGCGTTCTTCAACGATAAGTTCGACCTGTTCGATTTCTTCCGTGATCAGTTTCATTTGATTACCCTGTGAATCCTACTTTAGCTACTTTAAGTGCTCCTCCAATGCCATAGATAAGATCAGAGGCTTTTTTCTCAACCAACTCAGATGTATTAGTGAGCATGGTGATAGATCCAATACCCGTAAAGGAAGAATCCTGTACATGAAGAACAACTGTGCTGCCAGAATCATTCAAGACTCTAACAACAGTAGCATTTCCTACGGAAGTGCTATTTCCAATACCAGCTGCTAGCGGAGTTTCCGCAGCAAGGATTAAAATTCTTGCCATTATTCTCCCTCAGTTGAATCTGGTGTACCAAAAAGACTCGCTGCAGCACCAGGACGCAATGCGTCTACTTTTGCGGCAGCTCTTGTATAAAGAAGGTCTTTGATTTGATCACTGATATCAACTGCAGACGAATCCGTTGCAATCATATTAATTAGTTCTTCCATTGATATAAATCAGAGGTATAAACTTATTTATCAGATCTCCCCTTCTGATCCCTTCGGTTCCTTAGGAGCTTGCGCTGGAGCAGGTGCAGATTGCTGCTGTTGAGCATTAGGATCTTGTCCTTGCATCATAGGATCTGCTGCTGACATTGCTTCCATTTCAAGCATTTGTTGATTAGGATCAGGGATAACTCCCCTTGCAATTTCATCCTCAATCTGTGCATCAATTTCAACGATTTCTTGATCCCTTTGACGCAGAACTTGGCGTCTTACATACTCGGTAGAGTAGTAACGACCAACATAAGGTTCGACTTGCATCAGGAGAGCTAAGCGACCCTCAAGTAATTCTTTATCTTTGAGTTCTGCAAAGTGGTTATCGTATAAGAAGTCGAACTGAATATGCTCAGACATTACTTCCCAATCTTGGGGAGTAACAACATTCTTAAGAAGAAGTTGTGTTCTGAGCATGTCCAAGAACATTGCACTGAAACGCTTACGGAGACGACCAACAAACTTACTAAATTTGAGTTCGTCGCGTAAGATTTCAGAAGATCTACCTAGGTTGAATCCATCGCCAGAACCAGCGATTCTGGATTCGGGCACTGCTAGGGATCTATAGAGTTTCTTCTGGAAATATTCAATATCCGAAAGTTCTCCGAGGTTTTGCCCGCCAGGGAGGGTAGAGATTTCTGTACCGCGCCCTCCCTCGCGGCGAGGAAGCCAGAAGTCTTCCAACATACTCATCATCTTTTTGTCGTCACGAATCTCACCGCTGTTGGAATCATAGACCAACTTGTTACGGTAACGCATCATGACTTCACGAAGGTATTGTTCCGCTTTTACCTTCGGAAGATTGCCAACATCAATATAGAAAATACGACGCTCAGGTGCGCGAGACAGTCTGTAAATTACCAGAGAGTCCTCAATCATACGAAGTTGATTGAGTGCCTTAATTGCTTTATGCAAGTAAGAAAGACCAGTGCCTTTATTTCTATCTACAAGTCCAGAGGTGCAATATGTGATCGAATCTTTAGCGATCTTTACACCTTTCATTGCAGTTCCACCGCCAGGTGCTGCAATGTTTGTAGGGAATTGAGGTTTCGGAGTATACATGAAGTATTCCTCAATCTCAGGGAAGTAAACTTTCTGAGACTCATGAACACTCCTAGTGTTAAAGAGATCTGATTTTTCATCTTTCTTCTTCTCTTTGCGTATGTAACGCATTTTGAGAGGATCAATGTATCTGAGCTCTTGTAATCCTGCAGTAGGATTTTCGATATCAATTACTTTGTTGTAGTATAGTTTACCATCAACATACCAATTTCTAAAAATTTCATGAGACTTAGTGTCAAAGTCTAGAAGATCTTTAATGTGCTTGAACTCTTTGCGAATGATATCTTTAATTCCATCACTAGCGTTTAAGTTTTCCAAATCGATCTCTACAGGAGAATCATTTTGGTCAGAAACGATAGCTTCGTTAACAACATCTTCGATGGCATTATCCACTTCTGGGTGGAGTGCCATTTCTCTATATTTTCTAATAAGTTCGTGTTCAGTTTTGTAGATACCTTCAATATCTACAACCTGACTAGAAAATCCGCCCTGAATATAATAGTCAACCCCGTCCTCACCAGTAGTGGGAACGGGGGAAACTACACCCTTGGGGTTCTTTTCATTATCCTCAATAGAAAATCCGAAGAGTTTCGCCATTTTAATAGGGTGTCTTTGATATCAAAGACTATTTATCAAGCGACATCGCCACCATTTCCAGCAGCTTCCCACCACTGGACTTGGAGTGTGACGGTGAACTCTTCAATAGAGTCTGCAGAATCATAAGAAAGATCCTGTGCAGAAATATTCGTCGGGAATACGCTGTAGAACTTGTAGGTTCTCAGGATAGGCAAGTTAGCGTCAGACTCTTGAGATTGCTGAGCAACTGCAGATCTACCAAGTTGATATACATAAGCATCCTTGGTATAATCTTCGGGGTTGGTGTTACCAGCACCGTCAGAAACTTTGACAATGGAGTTCATCCATCTTTCGAAGGAAGAGCGCAGAGCAAAGTCAGTGTCATTAATAACAGTGATAGTCCACTCATCGAATGTTCTGTCACCTGCAATCTTCAAAGAACGACCTCTGAAGGGAACACTGATCGGAGCAATATTCGATGCAGGGAGAGCAGCTGCCTTGACCAGGAATCTGGACTTAGCATCAATGTCGTTAACCGACTGATCTACTACTCCATCGGGGAAAGCAAGAACAACTTCAAAAAGGTTAGGTCTTGCAATACCGCCAGACAGTCTCGACTTAAACTTGTCGATTGTTCTGTCTGCGGTCTTTGGGGGATTTTGTTGATTGATAGCCATTAGTTTTTACCTCGTTGAGTTTATTATAAGGCGATCAAACTCGACCAATAACTTCTTCAAAGCTGACACCCGTGCGGGTGGCAACGAAGGTCAGACCGATGAAGTTAATCGATCTGTTCGGTTTGATGTAGATGTCAGCAACGAATTCATTGTTATCAATGACCGCAGCAGTGTTGTTTGTCTCATCGCAAACAACGATGAAGTCTGTAACACCTCTCTTCGATTGAACATCGCGGAGGAAAGGTTCTACGATGTTGATGAAGTTCAGTCTTGTGATTTCATCATTGAATTCAAACAGTTGATCTCTGGCAGCTGCAGCGATTGCTTTCTCAAGGTAGATGAAGAGACGACGAACATTGATTCTGTCGAATGCAGATGCTTTGCCGAGAGCAGTCTTATCACCAAAGAGAATAATACCAGCGCCAGGGGAGAAGATGACAGGGTTGACTCTTGCGGAGTACAGTCTGTCTCTCTCAGTTTGAGAGGGATTGTATGCCAGTTTAACGGCATTCAGGATAGCACCTCTATTTGTTCCGCCAGGAGAGAACCAGGGGAAGTTGTTAATATCGTTTCTAGCACAGACACCAGCGATGTCTCCGTTCAAGGGAACATAGCGGAAGTTTCTGCTGAAGCGATCGTACATGTACTTATAACCACTATCAAAGATGGCATAAGAAGAAGATGTGACAGAAGCGTAGAATGATGTTACAGCAGAAGTAACAGCATCAGAACTGAGTGTCAGATCTTCACCATCTCCAGAGGTTGCCAGGAAAGCGCCTCTCCATGGAGAGATGCAAGCAACGCAATCTTTTCTAATCTCAGCAATCGCAATCAGTTTGTTTGCAAGTGCTTGTGTTGCTTCTCTACCATGAGCACCAGACCCCATGATCAGGAAGTCCAGTTCATATGCGTCTTTGTTGGAAAGCAGATCGTAACCAGTGGAAAGATCTCCAACGCTAACTTTCAGAGCATCTGTGGTTTCGATGTTCGACTTACCGCCGTAATCTAGACCACCAGCAAGAGATGCTTGGTAGTTACCAATAGCAGCGAAGGAAACATCCTCAGTGTCTTGGTCCCATGCAACATCAGACTTAGGATCAAAGTCTGCATCTAAGTCTACTGTAACTACTCCAGAAGGAGCACCGCCACCAAAGACATATTGGCTAGCAACTTCAAGTTGCTTTCTCCAGTAAGAAGCAGTTCCTGTAGAAAGGATAGCATCTTTTGCTTTAGATCCAGCGATAAACTTCTCAAGAAGTGTTCCAGCGTTTCCAGTGATCTTGCCAGTGTCGTCTAAGAGAACGACATGAACTTCATCGTTTCTGGAGTTTCTTGCCTCAGCATAGGAGGAAGTTCCAGGTCTGTCTCCGAGAGTATTCCAGGCAATAGTGTCGCCGTTGTTCAGAGTAATGGTTTGACTATCGAACCAGTCCTTAGCACCAGTGTAATCAACATTACCATCATATGCCTGAGCAGCGATATAGCGAGGATCAAGTGCAGTAATACCAGCGCCAGTGAGAGCAGTCAGGAAGTCAGAAGTTGCGAAACTAGAACCGTAGGAAACAGTGCTTGCTACCCAACCGAGTTGACCAGCACCTACGCCAGACTGAACATGGAAATAAAGAGAACCAGAATTTTGGAACTCATAGACTCCACCAGGAGTGTAGTCAATTGCTGTTTCTGTGCCTGCAGCACTTACATGAGAAACAACTTTGACCGAAACTTGACCACTACCGACTTCTGTGATGACTCCCTTCAGGTAACCATCAAGCAGAGAAGTAGCACCAACACCAGCAAGAACTGTTCCTGCGGGGATTGCTTGAGTAACTCCAAGACCAACTGTCAGGTTGAGGTCGCTAATTCCGTTCTCGTATCCAGCAACAGCAGCAAGACCGCCATTAGCGGTGGAAGAGAAACCGAGAACAGCAGTTGTGTCAATACCAGTGATGATTTGGTCAGCAAGACCATCAAGCATAGCGAGCTTGATTCCATTTGACCATGTTCCAGGGTTCTTACCAGCAACGACTACGCCAGAGATTGTATTCTCGCCGTATCCTTTGTTTACATAGTCGTCATCACTCTTGATGGTGACGCTGCTTGCAGAACCAACGAAACCGTTCTTGAGTCCAGATTCGTTAGATCTTACTACGCGGAGTACACCGCCATAAGCAAGATAAGAAGAGGCAGTAAGCCAATATTCGTAGTGATTGTTGTCCTTATAAGGAGCGCCGAAGGTCTCAAGCAGATCCGCTTCGGTTTCGATAAGGGTGGGTTTCTCGACTGGTCCTTTGGCAAAGGGGGCGACAAGACCGCCTGCTTTTGTAGAAGTAGGATCTACTCTACCTTGGGTCAGGTCAACTTCCCTTACGACAATTCCAGGAGATGCTAGGTTGAGCGGCATCTTTAACTCCCAATAGAATCCAATTTGTCTACAAGTATTTAGAGTTTAGACCATTTTCAGTGGGGAAACAGTCCATGAACACTACCAGTCTGGATACTCCCATTTATCAAATACTCTATTGGTCATTCTGCTAGCAACTACTCTTATGATCGTACATTCTTTACACTCATACGAATATGCAGATGGTATATCCCCACGGTCTTTATGAGTTCGATAGAAGTCGTTCATGAGGTCTTTAATGACCCCACAGGTTCTACATCGCCTCTCCTTCATGCAGAGATGACTGAACTCAAACTCCTCTTCAAAATCCATCAATAGTACTCCCACATATATGACATATCACCATAAGTAGAAGACATTTCTTTATCCACTGTCCATCTATCTCCACCTTCCATAAACGATTCATCATCCAATCCATCAGAAATAAATCCAAATGGTGCCATGTCTTGTTCAATCTGTTCTTTCTGATCTTCGTATATTCTCTTACGGACATCATTATCCGTCATCTCTCGGAAGTAATCCTGAGCAACTAACCAGGCAAAGATGACGAGACACATGGCAAGGTCGTCGTGACATCCATCTTCTGCTTCCCACGACTGCTTCTTCTGAACAAATGTTGTTAACTCGGCAATAATGTCGTAGTCGCTAGTAATAAGTTTATCTTCTTCTACAAGTGCTTTAAGATTCGAACAACCAGTCTTCTTGACTGCGGCAGTCATCCTTACACCCATTTGTGTTTTCTTACCACTAAATCCTGTACCAACTTGCTGCCCAGCCCTGCCACGCATAGCACACATCAACATATTTTCATATTCTAGATCATATTGTAAAATTGTTGCAACTTGTTCACCAATATCGTTGACTTCCACTAATACATAGGCATTGTTATACGCCTTTGCCATATCCAAAATAATATTTGGAAATAGCATTGGTTTGATTTCATTATTCTTATATCTTGCTACCGTCCTGTACGGAAATTCTGAGATATCAAAAATTACAAATGCGGAATAATCATGATCTATGCCACGCGCCGTGTCAACAGTTATAATATAATCACGATCCTTCTGTGGCTCTGTGTATACCACGAGTCCCTTTCCATTGTTTTGTATTGGATCCTCAAAAACAAGATTTCTTAATTTAGATACACTAATCAGCGTATCAACAGATCCAAGGAATTCGCACTCGAACTCAACCTTGAACTGCTGCTCTGAAGTGTTCTTAATAGTTTGCTCTTTCCACGCTGCATCCCTACCAGGGACCTCAGACCAGTGAACCTCTGTTGCTGTATATTCGTTCTTTCCCCTCTGAGCATCGTGCCAGTATCTGTAAAAATGGTTCATACCATGAGGGGTAGAAACCATAATTACTTTTGTTGTTTTACCAGAAGTAATAGTAGGATAAACAGAGCTAAAGAATTGGTCTGCAATATGGTTTGGAACGAACGCGAACTCATCGAGGAAGATGATGTTAAACGACATGCCTCGGACAGCAGACGCAGATGTAGAAGCTGCCAATATCTTACTGCCATTTTCTAACTCGATAGAACCTTTGTTCCAGGATATAATACCCTGTTGCATCCATTTTGGCAAGTTCTCATACGCAGTTGCTAACCTTCCCAACAATTCTCTAGCAGTCGCTGCTTTGTTAGCAAGGATGCCAACATTGACACTATCATTAAAGACGATATAATGTAGGAGAAATGCCACGCAAGTAGTAGACTTACCAGTCTGTCGCGGCATCTTACAGATATTAAATCTCTTCTCGTGGAAGTTTCGAATCAACTTCTCTTGGAAGTCGTACATATCGAATCCAACCAGACCTTCGTCCAGAGAAACGATCTTTACATAATTTCTAGCAAAATATACGGGATCTTCTTTACACTGTAAGTACTCCACAACATCTTCTTTTGAGAAGTTTACTGGAGTATTTGCTTTTTTTAGATTAGGATTACCAAGATAAATGTCTTCAGGCATATCAGTCCTTCATTTCATCCCAGGACATTCTAAGGATAGTGTAAACACACCATGCTGTAAAAGCTAATCCACAGCAGAGAAGAATGATTACACTCCATACTGGAGACTGCGTATCAATCATGCTTCTTATCAAAAGGTTCCCAGTGTTGCCAGTTATATTTATGGACTGCCCAGATACCCATAATAGGTACAACTACCAAAAGGTAACAGAGAAATCCTAATGTAACTGGTGTCTCTAATGCCCACCGTGCGACATGTCCCATAATGTTCTGAAATAAATGTCTACATTATGTACACAGTCTAGAGGTGCTACTTCATCTTTTGTTGCCCATTCATGACAAAAGTCAATCATGCTTCCAGTGACATGATTGACTCCAAAGATTCTTGAAAATGAAGATGTTGCGAAATGAAATCGTTGTCTAATGTGCGGTTCCATTGCCCTTATAGTCGTCGGATTCATAGTAGTTACCTTTCTTTGAACCGAAGTAGATTGTAGCAATCACAAAAGGAATTGCTACAATCGCAAGTGCTTTTCCTAACAGATGTTCCATTATTGGTCTATCCCAAGTTCCTTTAAGTAATCGATCCACCATTGGGGTTCTTTGTTCCTTTTCCATTGCGGAACCTCCAGTCCCTTTTCAGAATAATATTCAAATAGAGCATCATCGATAATCTGTGCGATCTCCATACTCCTCATCCTCTTCGTCAACATCTGCATATGCATTTGCCACATAGGGTCCGTGTGGTAGTTTGGATTCTTCTCTGACATACTCAGTTTCTGAATTAACGGCAGCAATCCATACAGATAATTTCATTACTATGTAGATGATTGCAAGTGGAAAAAAACAAGCGATTAAAACAAAAGTTTTAGATGTCATCATCATCCTCCCAGTATCCGTCGAATGGTTCTTTTAGTAGTTCTCGGTGTTTTAGAAACCTCATGGCTTGTCGCAGAAGTTCTTCGTCTCTCTCTGTAAAAACAATTTCTTCCTCGTTCATTTGTCTTTGAACAAATCTTCTACTTGTTTGCGGGCATTGTCCATCTTTTGCTTTTCTCTTTCACAGTGTTTATAACCACGGTGACCTTTTATGATCATCGTACCTTGATAAAACATTGTAAAGGCAAAAGTTAATAGTAGTATTATACCTACTAATTCAATGTAATGCTCATCCATGGCAACAATGGAGGAATAACTCCGATAAGTCTTAAAAGTCCCTCAGCAAATAAAGCAAGAACCACCCAACCAACGCACATGCTAATGATAGAAGCATTACGGTTGTGTCGTCGTATTGCTGCATCAATCATCTCCTGAACTTCTTCTTTAGTTGTATAATTATCCATCTTCTCTATAAAAATCTTCCATTCTTTTTTTGTCTTCTTTGAAGTCTTTGTCAATAACTTCTAGACGCTTTGCCCAAGTATCTCCACCGTCTTGCCCTCTCTTAGGATTAACGCACTGAAAACTCCCTAATTTATTGCAGACGAGACCTGCAAGATCTAATTCGTTGCCGAGTTTTCCTGTACCAGACCAATAGTGCTGTCCATTAATCCAGGTAGCACCGCATTTTGGACACTCGACTCTTGTCATACTTAAGTCAGAGTATTCTTTTTCATCATTAAATTCTGGCCTTTCGGTCATTTCTTTAACTCCTGTAGCATTTTCTCAATGTTTGCGGTATCCTTCGAGAGTTGACGATGTAGTTTTCTACGCATCAATTCCATACGGAACCTAATCCAAGCATAGCGAATTTCCAAATCTACATAAGCAAAAAACCTCATCGTTGCTTCAACCCCGCCAACGGCAAAGAGGATGAGAACAAAGACGAGGACTAGATAGGCACCGTACATGTGAAGTATCACTCTGATACTATTATACAGATATTTAGAGATATGTCATGTAACAAAGTGTTACATGTGTTGAAAATAGTATGAAGTTATGCTAAATAAAAGGTTTTCTTTATACCTTAATAAAGTTTTAATTATCTACTAATTTCTTCCCAGTCCATTGAAGCATAAACTTCTTCACTACTTGATATTGGAGATGCTGCGACAACAAGTGTTAGTTCATAAGAAGTTCCAG